TAGCGTTAATACTGCGATCCTGTCTATCTGGTAGTGCAGTAGAGTAGTTACCAGGACCAAATCCAACATACTCAAAAGTATGACCAGATGCTCTGTTGATAGAGTGTCTTCTCAATTCAACCGGGAATGGTTTAACTCTACGAACTATAGATCCGTTAGTGTGCGTAACTGCTCTTGTTCCAAGAACAGAACGGAAGACTGATATTGGGTTAGATGCTGGATTAGCAGGAGCAGCTTTAATTCTAACAATCTCGTCATCAATTGAGAGATAATCACCAATCTTTAATCCAAGATTAGCTACATTTGTCAGAGAAATGCTATCTGTAGTGGCGTTTGCAATACCTGATGCCAGGGTGGTGGTGATTCCTGCATATTGAGGAACCATTCTACCATTAAGACTCTCACTTTCAAGAGTAGGAATACCATCATTTGCCTGAATACCACCACGCAATGCAAACATGGATGATCCAACAACAGCGGTAGAATTAGTTGCTCCAGATCCAACTAAGACACTGAACTTAGTGAGACTAATGTTCTCCTGTATAACAAAACTATCATTGAAGACCGCAAAGGTAGAAATACCAGTAGAGATCTTAATCTTATTGTTTATCTTCAGTCCATGATTACCGGATGTAGTTACAGTTGCGATACCAGAAGTAGGATCAAATGTAAGTGTACTAATCTTTAATTCTTCACCAGTCAAATATGCAGTTGCATCAGATAAAGGAGATGAACCAATTCCAGCAGTTTGAACTCCTGCTAATGGATCTGAATTTACAACAAAACTCTTGGCAGCACCTACCTCCAAGTTAGTCAATCTATAGACTGTATTATATGGTTGATTAGTTGCTGATGTTACACCAGCAATTCTGATGACATCACCTCTATTATCATAGATCGATGTGACAGTGACCACGGCTGGTGCGTGAGCATTACCTGTGGTTGCAATACCGACAACATGCATCGTATTACCGACACCATATGCACTACCACCATCCATGATTTCAATGGCAGTGATACCACCAGTATCAGCAACATCGACCTTTGCGGTAGCGTGCTTACCAGTTACTGAGTTGCCGATGGATACTAATTTTGCATTATAGTAAGTGGCATTTGCGCCAGTTCCATAGTCATTTCCACTACTAGCAATACTAACTCTGACAGCACGATTAAATCCGTGGTCAATTTCAGTATGAATTGTATGATCAGTTCCTCCAACCGAAGTTACAATATCAGTAATACCAACACCAACGTCTGTGTTTGACACAAACTTATCAATGGTTTCTCTAGTAATACTCTTCTTAACATCATCAATGATAACAGATCCAATAGTTTCGCTATCAGCAAGTGAAGAAGTTGGTTCTGGATCGGATAATGGAGTATCCTTATCTCTCTGAGGGAACAGATTTACAACTGGTTGTGCAAATTTTCTATTGGTAAATGGAGCAGTTCCTGGTTTATTAGATGCATTGATAACAGTAAGGTAATAGATACCATCCTGTTGTCCACCAATAAGTGGTTGAACTTCAGATGCACCTTGAACAATAAAGTCAGTGCTATATCTCTTTCTGCTGAAGTTTGGCAGACTAGTTGTTCTTGACAGGGTATCATTTTGGAACTGTCCGGGATTAGTGTTGATTCCAATGGTGAATGCTAGAGCACTGCTAATACCAACAACATCAAATACTCCATTAAATCCTGAATTTCCGGCTCCTAATGTGTTGTTAACACTCTTAACTCCATTGATCTGAACTAATGATCCAACAGACAAATCGTGCGGGAGTTCTGCTACAATGTTAGCAGTGTTATTTGATAACCACTTTGCATCAGCAATAAACCTAGAGTTTCTTAACTGGTTTACATGGGAGAGTGTGCCGGTGCCGAAGTAGGTTTGAATTTCAGCATCCGTATCTCCAACAGAAGAAGAAGACTCTTGTACGACAAATGCATCTTGAGGAGGTCTAGATACTTTTCCACCAATTTTTGCTGGAATGACATATCTAACTCTATAGGTGGTATCAACAGCGTTTCTTGTATCAGTTTTTCTCTTAACGAAAGTTCTAGGAGTTGCATCACCTAATACTGCTGCTCCTAAACCAGTTATAACATCATTGTAAATTTGGTTCTCTGTGCTGGCCGCGGCCACCTTAATAAACCATTGATTTTCAACGGTATCAAACTGAATTGGGTGACCAATGTCTCCAGAATTTTTATCAGATACTCTACTTACAATGGTTAATGTTCCACCAAGATTGTTGATCGGAATATCTGTGGCGTTTTTCGCATCAGTCTCTGTTTTTGCAAGTTGAATATCAACATTAGTTGTGATACCGGAGATGGTATTTGAATCTGTGATTGCAAAATATACTGTATTGGGATCTAATCCATCAGGTAATCTACCTGTATCACTGAAGACTCTGACAGATTCAGTATTTTCAAAATTGTGTGGTTCTGTTAGTGTGATAGTATTACTGGTAATACTATTAATTCCTGCCGCATTTTGTGCAACAGTAAATTTCTTCTCCGAACTTGCTTGAGAGTTCGGCATCACAATGCGCGATTTAAATTCTGTGGTTGTTCCGCCTGAAGGGACTAAAACGTGTAGTTGATCGTTCGTTCTAGCACCAACTCGGAAACCCTCTAATACGTTTTCTGGTGGATTGTCCGGGTTTGTTTTATTGAGGAGATATAAATGTGCGGTTGATGCTACACCAACAGTCTTTGTTACATCAATAGCATCAAATTCAATGGCACTCTCAGTGAGTGGGACTTCCTTTGGAGGAATAATATGCGTGATATATCCTTGATCATCTTGAGAGAATGCCTCAGGTCTAAATCCTCTAGCAACTAGAGCATTTGCTCCAAAGTTGGAGTTAGAGTTGGTGATGGACATGTCACCACCAGTTTCAACTACAAAGTGCTCTGCATATCCAATAGCAAAGATAGAAACTGCCTGAATGACACTATTATTAGAGCACTTAATATGGAAGGTGGCAAATTCAGGTTTGTATATAGCTCTAGAATCCGTGCTTAGAGTTTCATTGCCAGCAACAGTGGCGTCCTCATAGATTCCAGTCGTTGAATTATATTTTACAAACGCATTATCGTCCTTTTGAAGACTAATACCCGTAAATTGAGCCACAACCATGGATTTAAATCCAGTTGCTTTTGCTCCATCGGCATGCATACCACACATACCAAAGACAGATCTCAGGGAGAGGTTGAAGATATATGGTGATGCAGAGGTAACAGTGTCTGATTGTAATGTTACTGAAGATCCGGTTACTGGTGGTAGTGCATTATCGGGAGCGTTCTGAACTTCATACTTAAATGAGGTTGTGCTTAATCTTTCACTAACAACAAATTGTCCGTCATATCCATTCACGCTGATCCCACTTACTCTAAATGGGGTATCAACGTCAAGTCCAGCAACAGGTGATGAGGTATTTACAGTAATGATGTTAGTGGGAGTATCACCGTCTCCTGCCTTAATACTTGAAATACCTACCGATTCGCCAGTAGAACCAACAATACGGAATTCATCAATTTTCGGTTGAATATCAAGTCCAGTTGAAGGATAGTCTGGTTCAATTTCTCTACCACTAGCAGTTCCATATACTAATCCGACCTTTTCATAATACATGTCAAGGTCGGTTCTATCACCAGTATATGTTTGGAAGTCATCTTTGATGTTTACATTATTAACACCATCAGCATATTCAAAGCAAGTTAATTTATGGTGAGAGAAATTGGGAACAAAGACATTATCTGTATAATCTTTATAGCAGGTTCCGTTAGGATCAGCATCAAAAATAGTGAATTGCCAGAAATAACAAGCACCTGTTATTCTAAACAGTGCAGATCTCTCAATATTAGCATTATTGGGGTTAGGAACATATTTCGGTCTAACTTTGGTCTTTCTTAAATCGAGACCAACAATTGATGTGCCACGAGGAACAATTACACCACCACTGACACTATTAAGCTTAAAGAGTTCGTTATCTGGGTTTGCTAAATCATAAACAGTCTCAAGATCCCAAGGTGGTAAATCATTGGTTACTGATCCGTCACGTCTCCTATAATTATTGAGTCCATCTGGAATAAATCCAGGTCTGTTATCAATTATGTGATCACCGGGATATAATAATATAGTTGTTTGACCAAATCTGTCATTATTCAGACCGCGCTGATATGAAAATCTTGCTGCTTCGATCAGGGCACGCTGAATAGTTTTAAAAGGTCTGGTAAGCGAGTTACCTTTATTTTCAACACTATCCGTAGAATCCAGATCGTTAGGACTTACATACAGGATATTGCCACGCGCATTCTTAAGAAAATTCTCTAATCTAGAAAGACCCATCTTATCTAAACACTATAAGTTCTGTTATGGATTATTTAGTAGATATAGAAGAGTAACTTAATCAAATTTTTCGGATAAGATATATTCGACTGTATTTGCAACATCATTCATTGCATCTCTTAATTCTGCCTGCTCTCCAGAGTGTTGTTCCATATAACTTTTGCCATTTTTAAATTCTTCTGTAAGGGTCCATCTCCATTGTTGCATGCCCTTTGAATACCACAAATTAATTTTCATCAGTCAACAGGTAATAATTCTGGATTTTCTAATTCTAACTCAAAAAGCATCGGATGGCACTCTTCATCAATCAAATACAACGATGCTTTATACAAATCTTCAGGTTCATATCTTCTTTGACAATTCGCTGCTTCTACAACCTCAGTAGTATGCAGTGCTGTATGGGGCAATTCGTCAAAAGTAAACGGAATATTGTTTATGAAATACATTAGAACGATTGTGTTTTTCTGGCTATACCAGCAATACGCCGTGTCTATGTGATACTTCATGATATTCTGTTTTTCGTTTATTTAGTGCGAGTAGGGAGACTTGAACTCCCACGAGCATGATGCTCAACAGATTTTAAGTCTGGTGCGTCTACCGATTCCGCCATACTCGCATGGCATTACACTTATCCGTATGCTATGTGGGCGTTACACCCAACATACTGACAGTTTGTAATGGAGCAAGAGAGTAACCAACTCTCAATCACAGTGTGGTTAGCACCGTCGCGGGCGGACTCATCCCCCGTCTCATGCTTCCTGTGAGGATCGAACTCACCTTAGGCAAATTATGAGTTTGCTGCATTCACCAGATTGCTAAGGAAGCAAAAAAAGTAAAGGGGTCAAAATTTTGCCGGAATTTTTTTTCCCCGTTTTTTGGAATTAAAAGTTAATTTTGCTCAGACAGGATCAGCGAATGCCAAAACATCATCATCGCAACTGGCTCGCACCAACTCAAGCACGGACATGAACTGTTCAACGGTCTCGCAGTTTACAACCCTCTCATCACCCTTCTCAGAGTAGAGATAAAACTTACGTGCCACAGGATCTACAACGCAGCGGGTAAGGAAATCGTCTTGTGCCATTAGGTTTGTTTGATTACCTCCATATTATAGGACACTTGGAGCGCGGTGTCAACCTACTTATTGATACTATAGATTGAATTATCACCAGGATAGTCGTCAATGGTCGTTCCTTCATACTCTGCAATCAATCTCTCTCCATCAGATCTCTCGCCATAGACATGGAAAAAGCAATCAATTGGTAAACCTCCATTTGATTGAAGATAAATTTTTTCATCATCAAATCTTTTTACGATAATATCTTGATGTGCTCCTATCGGAGTTAAACTAACCGTTATCGTGGTCCAATCAACCAAATCTTTCCAATATAATGGTAGATAAATTATTTTCTTATTTTTTACTCTACCACGAAAATATACGGCAGATTCTGGACCCTCCAAACAAACATGTCTGAGTCTCCACCCTTCTTTAGATGGATGTGGAATATCAAATGGTTTTCTTGAGGTAAGTGTGATACCACTTGCAGTCACTTCTGTAGCAGTTATGGTATTATTCATAACGATACTCGCATCACCAGTTAGTGCCGCAGTGATCTCAAAGTTATCAATCTTTGCCTTGGAGTAATAATATGTGGGGCATGCATCCGCTGGATATTCACTTTGATCTATGATATGTGGTTTGGCCATATATTGATCTATAGCTGATGGATCTCCATATGCCGCTCTATCGGCGCAATCTGGTCCAGGTGGTCTACTAGCATCCTTAAGTTCCCCTGCTCCATCTTTAATTGGATCATATGTCATTTCTAGTTCTCCTCAACTTTTTTTACAGTTTCTTTAACCATATCTCTAATTAAACCTTCGACATAGTTGTGTTCAAAATTGAATGAATAACCCTCATTACCACCTGGATAATCTTCATGGGATTCACCTTCATATTCTACCACTAAATCATCATCAAGTCTACGTGCAACGATGTAATAATCTGCATTGATTTGACCACCTGCATTATTTTTAACAATTACCTGTGTTCCCCATAATACTCTGTCAACATATAATTCTTGCCAGGATCCAATTGGAGTCAAACTAATCGACATATCCTCTGGGTTGACAAGTCCCTTCCAAAAACTGGGAAGATCAATCACACCACTTGCTGGAACTTTTCCGCGACAATATACAGCAATCTCTGGCCCTTCAATACAAACATGGCGAAGTCTCCATCCCCTTTTATTAGGGTGAGGCATATCAAATGGAAGATCTTTTTTTAATGATAAAACATGTCTACCACATCTACCATACACCTCTCCTTGAGCATTAACATCCAGTGCTGCAGTTACATGACCCTGAACATCAACATTACCCATTGTCGCACTTCCACCAGCAACTGCTAGTGAATATGGAGAACTATTTCCTCCTCCACCACCAGGAAAAATTGCCAATGTCCCCGGAACTATTGGTTGAAGTCCAGCATGATCTGCTGGACCAATCATAGTGGTCGCATATGGGAATGGAAATAAACTTGGAGTTCCTGATAAGAAAGGTCCCTGAACATATGCAGAGCACTTAATTTTAGTAGGACCAACTCCTAATGCGATTGGAATTTTATTTTCCTTTGAAACACAGAGTTGTCCATCATATACATGTGTTTCATCAAATTGAAATGCCATAATACCTCCTTACTTTATTTGTCCTGGTTTCTTCCTACTATTTGTTGCACAAGATGCTCCATTAACCATGGAGGATAAAATTTGTATACCCAATTTGCCATCTAATACCAGTATACCACTTGTTATCATTTTTAGTGAGTTTTTAGGATTGATGGTTATATTTCTAGCAGTGACATTGATGTCCTGATTTGCTTGAATTTCGGCAAAACCTTCTTTACCCGATCCTGTTGCAGCAATCTGCACATCCAGACCTTCTAACTTTAACTTTCCATTTCTTGCTCTGATAATGACATCACCATTTTCTGCATTAATAAAAACAGCATGTTGATCTTTATCTAAGTCTTCACCAGCACTAACTTGAAATGCTCCAGGGGTGTTACAAGTTGTCCACCCTTTACGAACACCATCCTCAGTCATATCAAAGAAATGTCTACCATCAAGTGCTTTTATTTCACAACTTGATGTGACATCACCCTTGGGACTCAACCCACCAAAAATCATAGCGCCATTCATGGCGCTTATGACTTGTGTCCAAAAATTTCTCTTTTCTGCCATAACTTAGGGGTTGGTTTTAATATTTATTAGTAACCACCACCATATGAGGGAGGTGGCGGCGGCGGTGCTGCCGGTGGCGGCGGTGGCGGCGGAGGTGGTGCTGCCGGTGGCGGAGGAGGAGGAGGTGGAGGAGGTGCCACTGTTGGTGTTGGTGGTGCCACCGTTGGAGGTGGTGTAGGTGCCGATATGACAGGAACTATCGTCGGAGTAGAACTAATTACCTCAGCTGCTGCTACCTCGGGTGCTTCGGTGGTTCCTTCACTTGTTTGAGGAACGAATGTATCAGTTACATCAGTATCTGGAGTAATCCTTGCTTCTACTGGTGCTGCACCAATACTTTGTGCTCTCGTTTCATAGACAATCACACCAGTATTTCTATTACCTGCATACTTAACTCCAGCATCAAAGAATACTTTTCCATAATATTCTGTTCCATCAACATATCCTTGAAGTGTCAGTCCAACCAAATCAAAGACCTGAACAACACCAGTTGCTGGAATCTCTTCTGGTATATTTGGATCGCGAGTGACACTGAACAGAGGAGCGAAAGATGCATTAACACCAGTCTTAGTTTTCATTGTGATGGTTGGTAATTCTGAATAGCAACCAATGCTTACTATATTGACAGATTTTATTCTACCAAAAGAATCACAATTGTATGTTAGTTTTGCACCATTATCAGGTGTTACGACTAATTCATCAACTCCACAATTATAATTCAAACCTGGATTTATTACAAGTATCTCTTTCAAACAAACCCTGGCAGGATATTGAGGAACAGTTTGTGATGGTGGCAAGTAACCTCTACCACTATCAATGATAAACACATCAACTACTCTTCCACGTTTTAACCTTGCCCTCAAGACAGCACCACTACCATTATCGCATGGATCAATAACCTGAACTCTCGGAATGCTTGTATATCCCCATCCACCAGAAACTATATCGACCGCAATCAGATTACCATTCACATCCACAATTGGATTTGCTTTGGCTCCAATGCCACCACCACCAGAAAATACAATAGATGGAGGACCACATGGTTTTGGTCCAGTATTACAAAACGGAGTTCTCTCCAAACTTGTGGTGGTCAACTGTCTGACCTGATCTATTTTCAAGTATCTAATATTCGCATCAGCATCGACAAAAATATATGTCTCTCCTGGATATGATTTTTCATGCTCAATCGCATCCTCTATGGTAAGACCAGATATATAACCCTCTGTCGTGCTAATATATCCGACTTTTATTAGATCTATTGATGGAGGTATTATATTCATTGCGGCTTATCGTAAATAGGAGATGATGCGGGAGCAGGTTTAGGTTGCTTAGTTGCTCTAACTGTTGCCACTAAAACTCTTCTTTCAACTTCTTCAGGACTTGCTCCACTATTTCTTGCATCTTGCCTTGCTTGTGATGCAGCATTGAACACTGCTGGATTGGAAGCACCTGTGACGGTCGGATCCAACCTACCTCTCAATTGCTCTGTGCTTAAATTATCTAATCCATCATTAGTTACATTAGGAGGTTTCTCTGCTGTTCTTTGTGCTGTTTTAGCGATTTCTACATTGCTTGCTTCATCCTCAGATGGTGTTGCGTTTCCACCCTCCTGCAAGGTGTGATACTCATTGGGAGAACATATTAATGATAGGTCACAATCAAAGAAACTAGTGAGTGCACTAATAAAACTAAGTGCAGATGCAATATCAAATCCACCACCACCTAATGCACCGAGACCACCAAGACTTGGAATACTAGGAAGACTTGGAAGATCTGGAATATTTGGTAGTAGAGGACCATCACCAGTGGATGATTGATTTCTTGGTCTAACACCAACCTTACCTGCTGCTGCGGATCCAGCTGCACCAACATTATTCAGAGAATTTTCAACATCTTTTACGATTGGCAATACTGCAGCGTCAAAGGTATTAATAATGTCATTCAGATTTTCTCCTAAGATTTCACCAACAATTTCTTCAGCATAACATAGAGGAGTGGGATTATATCTACTATCATCTCCATCAACATCAGCAAACCAAGGAATATTTGTATATTGATCTGTTAAGAATGGTTGAACAGATGCTGGTGCTGGACGACCTTGTGCTCTTCTTGCAAAAGAATTTTTCAAAGATTTTTCAGTGGAATCACATAGAGAAAGACCAATCTTGTTGAATAAACATTCGATCAATTCCAATCCTTTGACTAACTTATCCAGGATTTCAATTCTAATTGTTGGAGGTGAAATATTGAAGATTGGTTGCAAAACTTTAGTGAATAAATCAGTTACAAAATCTTGCACCAAGGCGATCATTGCTCTTAAAAATTTTGCAATCTCACATGAAAAATTTTTTATCAGAGCATCAATATCATTGACTTGATTGATTAAACCATTAGTGACATTGATACCAGAACTAATAGCACTTACATATGTTTGCAAACCACTTTGTAGTTTTTGAATCTTCTTTGTCAATTCACTTATGAGAGTTTGAATCCCTTTCATGGGAGATGTTTGTCTCGGATCTGTGCACCATATTGGATGTTTTCTTTTTAATACCTCATCCTTTCTTTCATCTGCCGCTGTCTTCTGATGTGGAGCAGCTGGACTCTCTTTAGTTGGAGCAATATCCTCTGCTGGTGGATTGTTAGGATCATCCCCACCAGTTGGTTGCCCATCGGGACTAACTCCAGATGGTCTCTCGGTCACTAAATCATCATCAGCAACTTTATCTGCTCCACCACTCTGCGAGGTGAAGTTTTGACCTTCGGTTACTCCTGTTTGAGTTGATTTTGGAACCTGTGGGTTGGCACCAAGGACACCCATGATCACGGGGATCTGCTGATCCTGTCCGTCAAGGAAGAATCCAAAAACAAAATTACCCTGTTTAATACCAGGTGTTTGATATGACTTTCCCTGTCCACCACCAGAGGTGACAGGATACATTACCTGAGCCCATGGGAGTTGATCAGAGGGTATTGTTGCCTCACCCTGATCATGTAAACCAATAATTCTCACTTTATATCTGTATCCCCAACCAGGAATTTCACCAGATCCTTTGTGCTTACTGTCCTTTACATTCTCCTTCCACGCTGATTGATCAGCAACCTGACCAACCCACCATAGGAAGGATCCTCCTAGAAATCCTGGATTAAATAGTGCTCCTCCTTCCATCAGTCCTCATAAATCCTGCATTCATCTGCATCCGGATTTTCGTCACAATACATTTCAAGTGGGGTAGGATCATGGTTCTCATCTGGGTGAGATGCCTGATACAGTTCGAGATGATGTAGTTCGTCTTCAGTATGACGACGCATCTGTGGAGAGAGTGTAGGATTCTCTAGAAGATCCTTATCATCATTAATATGTTGTTGAATAGATTTATTGCTCATGATTCTTAATTTCTGTTAGTGTGGTTTCCTTTTCTTCCTGAAGAATCTCTAACCAGTTTTAGTTGTGTAAATGTTCCTGTAGCCGTATAGTGATGACACATATCGGATATAATATATATGCCCCCAGTCTGTTTGTCAACAGTGTCATTTTTTGTATCTCTTGAAAGTTCTGGGGAGTCAACATAAATGGCATCGCCAGCATGTAAGGACAGATCTGCTGCAGTGGTTATAGTCACAGATGAAGAATACAATTGATTATACCTCATAATAGACTGATTGATAGTCTTTTTAATTTGAGCGTTTTGTTCTGCTGACTTTTCTATCTGCTGACTTGAAGATCCTGATGGTAGAGTTCCTGTATCGAGGAGATAATAAGTTGTTCTTGAAAATTCTTTCTTCTGATCTGGTGAATCAAACTCTTCATTAAATTTAGGGAGATCTTTACCTGCTAATTTCAAAGACTTTTTCTTTTCTTCTGCAGTGAGAGTTTCGACATTATAAACACATGAGAATGGATCAAAAGTTACTATTCGTGTTGAAAATGCACCCATCTCAAACTTTCTCTGGACATTGACTCTATTATCTCTTTCAAATTCAAGTGCCTTCATATCATATCCAGCAGGGACTTTCTGCCTATCAGGTGAGTCATTATACATGACTGACTTCTTCTGCTTTTGTGCTAGTAATCCATCAATAGATTTAAAATTAAATCCCTCAGAAGTCTCAAAGAAAAAATATCCGGCACTCTCTCCACTCTTCTGATTCTGTGCCGATACGGCCATTTTAGATAACCAATTAATTGTATAATATGGTTTCTTATTATTACCAAAGAAGTTGTAATTATTTGAAGTCTCTTCAATGTTTATTTTTTTCTTTGTCTCCAAACCATTTCTACCACCACTAGTGAGAGCACTTCTTACATGGTCAGATATCCTACCATCAAATCTCTTATTCAATCTAGACTTTTCATTAAGGATAAATTCTTTGGAAACTAGATCAAGTGAGAATAAACCCTTTGTGGATGAGTCACTGAGTGGAGTTGCCTTATTAACATACAAAGTTAATTTTAATTTCTGATCATTATTATCTACAAGTTCTAACTCTACCCTCTCAGTTCCAACAAGAGGTAGTCCTTCAAAGACAGTCTTACCATTTACAGCATTTCCCGTATCACTAAAAATTACCGTTGCTCTAATACAATCCTGCATTATACTTTCATAATATTGAAACTGAGAGATACCATTTGCAATGTCACTACTAGTCTTTCCATTATCTTTATTGGAAAAGATAACTAACTTGTTAATAGATGCAGGTTCTGCCTGTTTTGATATTACTGGGGAGTTTGCCATTTAGTATTACCTCTTACTACTATTTACCCGGTCGCATAAAGAATCTTACTCCAATCATTACTACTACCACCAGATTGAGATGCTGCAAGAGTAGACATTTGATTGGATGTTTCAGGTGATTTTGCAGGGATGGGAACAGGGATGAATTGAACACCACCCTGCTCATAATTTGCATAGTTTCTCAATACTTTGAGTGCTCCAGAATAATCTGCTTTGTTTAGAG